AACCTGTTGGCTCGTAACTACTTGCTGAATAAGCAAAGGCAGCATTATCTAAATTATTAATAGTTAAGCTAAAAGTAGCAGTTGCAGCATTAGTATCTGTGTAAGTAATTACATAAGTTGCTCCAGCAGTAGAAGAAGAAATATTTACTTCTCCTGTAGATGTACTAACAAACACTAAGCCAGTAGTTGAACTAAATGTTCCTGAACCTTCATTACCGCTTACAGTTGGTGTAGGGTTACTTGCATTTTCACAAAAAGCACTTGCAGAATAAGAAATACCTAGTGCTGGGTCGCCTAAAATATCTGTATCTCCAGCATAACTTACTTTTTGAGATTCACCCCAACCATTAGTAGCTGAATAAGCACCTTGCCCCCAGCCAATATCGTTATTCTCAGAACCTTTTCCCCAACCACTCATAATTTAACTCATTACCCATCCACCAAAATTATCTTCATAATCTGGTGAAATATCTTCATTACTATTTGTATAATATTCTGGAAACTGACTACCAGCATTAAAATTTAAAAAGTCAATCATTCTTTGTGCAAAATACTGGGCAGCATCACGTTCTTTTTCTACTAAAGTGTTGATTTCATCACTATTTAAAGCAGTAGCATTTTCAGGGTTGTTTCTATATACACCGCCATTGCTAATAGTTACACTTAAATAGGGTAGTGCATACATCATAGCATAGTGTATTAATATCGGCTTTATATAAGTGTCTACAAGCGTTAAATAATTTCCTGTTAAAGTTCCACCAGTTATATCAGTTTTTAATTTATCATATAATTTTGTGCCTAATAAACGTTGGACTTCTATACTCTGAGCCATATCGACATACGGTAGCAGTTTGTCCGTGTCAATATTGCCATTTGCCGAAGTAAACGTAACTAAATCTTTTCTCTGTATAAATAATACTTTGCTCATTTAATTTTTCTTTTTTGGTCTTGGGTTTTTATAACCCTTATTAGGCATATTAATAGGCGCAATTGAAACTTCTTTTTTATTTACAGGCGGTTTAAATCCTCTTTTAAGTGCTTGAGTAGTTGAAATTGCTTCCCCTAAACTTCTACCGCCTTTTTTAGCAAATGTTTTTCTAGTCCAGCGATGGTGGCAATTTGGTCCGCCTTTGTAGAGCCATATTGAATATTTATCAGAGCTGTTTGGTCCAAAACCAGCATTGACTGCAATATTGCTCATTGCTAATATGTCTTCTTTACGATATACTTTTTTAGCAGCCATCATTTTGTCGCAAAATTCACGTGAACTGCCTTTGTCTTTATTAGGTTTTTTAGCTTTAGCTTCTTCGTACATATAACGAACTAAAAACTCTACCCCTTTTTCACTTTCTTTTTTAGATTTTCCGTCTTGCTCACTGTCTTTATATGGGGTTGCTTTTCCTGTTGATGTAGATAAATTAATTTCATAAATTAAACTGTCTAATTCGTCTTCCATTTCATAATTAACTGTAATTTCTTCAGCTAAATCATATTCTTTTAAAATGTCTTCTTCATTTTCTCCTAGCCTTATTAAAATATCAGCAACAGCATTTAATTTTTCTTCTTTTAATTTGGTTTTTTGTAATTCAGTTTCTTCTTCCTTAACTCCAGTTTCTTCTTCTTTTACTTCTTCATTTTCGATGTCATCAACATCAATGTCCATAAAATCTAATGGGTCTAATGTTTTAAAATAAAGGTTTAATGCTATGTTATTTGTGCTTAATATCTCGTCTAAGCAACTTATAATTAAATCCTGATAAGGTTTTATAGTTGTATTGCTAAAAAGTCTTTGAGCGTTCTGTATTTCTTCTGCATTACTGCCTAAACCACTATTGCCATCACGCAACCCAATTAATAAAGGCGAAGTAATACGATGCGTTAGCATAATTTTTCTGGAACATTCTTCACTTAAGTAACTATAATGCTCAGGAGCGTTGTTTAAAGGTATGTCATCAACTGTAGTTTTTTGTTCTGCATTATGGTTAAAAGCAATAATCACTTTTTCACCAAATCCACCAGTTAATTTGCCCATTACTTGGTTTTTGATTTCGTGCTGTTTTTCGGATGATGGAATACCACTGTTGAAATTGATAACCTTAGTTCCTGAAAAAGAATTTTGGGCATCGTTTATTAAATAGTCAGCTATTTCGGATTCCAGTTTGGGATAAGCCAAACAATAGTCGGCTGGACTGTAATAGTAATAACCAGTTACATATCTTTTTATAACGTATATTTCGTTTTTAGCACCACTACCATAAACAGGTATCTTTTTTAGTTCTGTGTTTTGGGTTACTTTAGTCCAATCAGCAGAATAATAATAGTTTTTTATCTCACCCTTATTATCCATTTTTTCAGCACGTAAAGTTTCTCTAGGAAAATGTGAAATATTACTGATTTTTTTACCTGTATAACTAATTTGCAATGATGCTTCACCCAACATTTTTAAATCCAAACAAATTTTACGCATACAACTGTCTTTAAGCAGTTCTTTCATTTGTGCAAATTGTTCGGGTTTTTCGTTACTGTCTGTTGCTTCTAATCCTCTACCAAATATTTGTTGAGATATACCATTTATAACACTTTGATTCGTTGTGCTATTCATATAGCTGTCAATCAGTTCTTGGTAATACCCATTATCATCACCAATGCCTACCCAATCCCTGTTTTTATCTTCAGTTATTAAAGGTGCTTCGTATTGATTTAATTGTATTAAATGTAAATTATCCACTATAATATAAATATTCGTTAGCACCAGTATTATGCTCTGTATAAACATTGTTTGTTATTACATAGCTACTGGCATTTTGGTTAGTACAAAAAATCTTGTCTTTAAAAATGATGGTATTGTCAGTTGTGTTTTTAATTTCTAAGTTGTAAAAGCTATCAGAAACTAAATTTTGACTTGTTGCATAAGTAGAGTAGTAGTCATTGCTTCCAAAAGTTGGTGTACTGTCAGTTAAAATGACTTTATTTTTATTTTCTGATATTAAAGTAAGCTGATAATTTTTAGTAGCTACAATATCTTCTCTAGCTATAAAATTAATTGTTCCACCTGTTGTACTCAATACTTGCATTTTTTAACTTTTAAAAAAAAAGGTGGATAAAATAAATCCATCCACCCTTTCTACACCCTGTATTATGTTACTTTAAACACAACACCCACTAAACATCTTAACTGTTTGTTCCAGCAGTAGTAGTTACTGTTCCACTAAACACACTAGAATCAGCAAACGGGTTACCAGCAACTGCACCGCTAATAAAATTAGCTGGAGTTACCTCTTGTCCACTAAATGTCAAAGTGTAACCGCTCATATCGCCCATAGCAGCACCCGTAGCAATTGTTCCACCACTCACGGACATACCGTGCTCTTTACCACATAAAAACGCATTTCCGTTGTAATCTTCTACGATTATTTGAGGTCTTCCGTATGCAAGTAGCTTTAATTCCTTATGGTCTTCTTTATATAATTTTTGAAGATTTAAAGTCAAAGTTTGCTCGAAAAAAGTTGTTCCATTTTCAGGAGAACTTGTTACTGCTTGTTCTAAACTGTTACCACCTTTTAATTCGTAAACAAAAGCTGTAAAACTTGCCGTACAGCCAGTTACTTCATCATTTGTTAATGTTAAACCGCTTATTGTGCCGAAGTCGCTAATGTATACCCTAGCGATGCCTCCGACAACATCTTTACACGGTACTAATCTTCCTTTGGTTGCTAAACACGCCATTGTATTTTAATTTTTAAGGTTAATAATTAAGCGTGATACAATACAATCTCTGAACCGATTGCATATTGTACACCACTTGTATATCTCATTACTACTCTAAAATTCTGACTTCCATCAATTGGGCTCATATCTATAACTTTAGCTTCATTTGCATCATTAAGCAGTCCGCAACCATAGAATAAGTTAGATTTTTGAGTAGCCATTGCTGTATCGTCATTAAGACCATTAGCAACAAATAATTTTACACCATCAAAAGCTAAAGGTCCTTGTGGAGTATACCACATTGTTCCCTTGTTATCAAGACCAGCACCACCTTCACCTTGAGCAGCAAAGCCACCCAAAGCTCTTACGTAAGCCCTTGCAATATTCTGTGATACGTATATGAACATATCATCTTTAGTATAAAGTTTTGCTGGAATAGCATCTACGATAGAACCTAATTTTGCAATTACATTTGAGCTGGTCACAGCAGCGTGAGATGCTACATCAATAACATCAGAATCAGCTAATGCTAAAGGAACAAAACCATCAAATTCACCAGCATTAGAATCAACACCCTCCCAAATATTAGTTTCAGTTTTTTCAGCTATTAATCCAGCAACGTGACCTAATACAAAATCAGAAAATGACTTTGGTATGTTTTTATGAGCAGACATTCCTAATTCCATCGCTTCCCACGTTGGAACAAAATCTTTTTTACAAAATTGTAGGTTACTTTGAAATTCTTCTGGCTGTAATACTCTTTCTGTTAGAGTTACAGTTGAAGTTGCATCAAAATCGCATCCCCCGTTTTTAATTACATTAGCATCAGTAGCAATTTTTTGCATTACTTGCTTATATCTAATGTTTTGTCTTACTTCTATACCACCCTTAGCAATAGTATTTCCTTCTAAAAGAGCGGCAGCCAAATAACCTTTAGCAGCTTCTCCTGCGTAAGTTGGACTTGTTATTGTTAATGTTGTAGCCATTTTGTTTTTTTATTTTTTGTTTTTAATTGTTGTTAATCCTTGCATAGATTCTGTCCATAGCTGTTTCTTCACTTTTTGATGAGATATGGAACTCGAATTTTTGCTTCTCTTCTGCTTCAGGATTGTGTACTAATGGCTCAGTGGGTTCAGCAGACAATTCTTCTTTGTTTTCTGCAACAGTTTCCTCTTGCATTTCTTCTTTAGACGATTTGTCAATCATTGCTTTGATTTCATCCATCGCCTTATTAAATTCTTCTTTAGTTACGTACTGCATTTCTTCTTCTTCTAATTCAGTTTCTTCAGTACTTTCTTCGCTAGTTTCTTCTGAACTTGCTTCAACTTCTTCTTCTACTTTTTCTTCAACTTCTTCCTTTGCTTCTCCTATGCTTTCAATTAAACCTTCTTCTTTAACGACTAATTCTCTGCCATCTTCTAAAGAATATTTTCCGATAGGTAAAGCAATTTCTTCTTCTTCGGATTTTATGAATACAGAAGCACCAGATTCAAATTTTTCGGCTACTATTACAGTGCCATTATCTAGTTTAACTTCTTCTAATTTTACTGCTGTGTCTTCTGATAGTTTGACGCCAACAATTTCTTTGATTTGATTAAGTATACTTTGCGCTTTCATACCCTATAGACGGGCAGAACACAATTATTATGTAGTAACTATTTAAAAAAAAAAGCCACTTAATAAAAAGTAGCTTTAATTTGAATGACTATTTGGTGTTTCCATTGAGCCATTTCGTTGAATATTCAATAATTAAATATACAAATTATATCACACTTTACCTATTCCTTGCGCTTGTAAAGTACCATCGCAGCAGTCCACGTGGTAAGTAGCATCAGCACACAAACAAGCTCTTTTACCTCCAGCTTTAGATATTTTGCTAACTGTAGCATCTTTCCTCCTTTTATTTATTTTTCTTTTCATTTTAATAATTCTAATATTTCATCAATCTTTTTTTGCGCTTCTAATTCATCCATAGTTTCTGCTTCTTTCAATTTAGCGCGGTCTGCGAAGTAACCTTCTATACTAAAGCCCTTAACTTTATTTTCTTTAACATATTCTTGCCATACTTCATCATTATTAACTTTCATTGAAATCATCCACGTGCCATTAGGAACAGTTAAACCATACATTGCAGACTTGTCCATTTTGTTATCCTCTACAATCCAACTTTCCACAACTGTTAGCCCTTTTAAAGACATATCGTGTTCCAAAGTAGCATTGTTTTGATTGCCATTTTGAAAAAACATTTCACTCGCTTTACGCACAGTATCTTTTGAAAAGTATACATAAAAGTCAGTATCGTTTCTTTTACGATAGATAGGCTTGTTGGGTATCAGGGCAGCACCCATTAAAAGTTTTTTTTCTTCATCTACTTTTGCTAATTGTACTTCTTCACTAGCCAGAGCGATAAAGTCGCTTTCAATGGCTGGTGATTCTACGATAGAAACAGCTTCAATACCTGTCATTTCTTCGTTTTCATCTAATATTAGTTCTATTATTTCCATTTTGTTTTATTTAAAAAGTTGCTTGTTGAATTGTATTGTTTTGTAATTGTTGTGCTGTTGTTACATTTCCAGCTACCACAAATGCTTGTGTTGGTGGTTGATTTGTAAGAGCCATTGCTACTTGATTTGCTTGACTTTGTCCTACTACATTAAAACTTGGTGGTTGTGTCGCAGCATTTAAACTACCACCACCAGTATCGTCTGTTGTTGTTGGTTTAGCACCCCCACCAGAATCAAATCTTGTAGCAGATATTGTTGCAATTTGAGCAGCTCCAGCCAATGCCATTGCAGCAGCAGCAGCGTAGTTTGTAAAAGTTAAACTTTTAACAGGGTGTGAAAGTTCATTTACAATACCTCTTGCTGTGTTAATTGTTGCCTGTGCAATACCAATAGCTTTATTTATTTTAAATGCTTTCTTTGCCCTTTCTCTATCACCTTGAGCAAAAGCATCAGCAATTTGTCCAATAGAACTTAAAGCATCTAAAGCAAAATCAACTTTTGCATTGTTTAGGGCTTTTATTCTTTCATATTCATCATCTTCTCTAATAACATCATCACGAGTTGTTTCATCTTTAACTTTTTTAACATATTTAGCAACTTGTTCTTCAGTACCAGTTCTAACTTCTACCTTTTGAGCTTCCCTTGCTTGTAGCTTAGGCATTTCTTCAAAGTCCAATTTTTCAATATCAAACTTGGCTGTTCTTAAATTTTGCAGTTCTTTAATTTCAGCTTGTATTGCTTTTACTTTTTCATTTCTTGCAGCTAATTCCTTTCTTGTTGTTGCCTCAGTATTTTGTATTTCCTTAAGCTCTTGTTGTTTTAAAAGAATTAAATCTCTTGTTTTCTTTTCAGCTTCATCAATTGCACCAGTGTTATTGTCTAAAGTTAAAGTATTATCTTCAGTTTTTTCAGATGATTCGTCTGTTGTAATGTTTAAATCCTTTAATAGTTTATTTTTAGCTTCTGTAAGTTTATTTGTGTTTTCTTGTTCTTCGTTAAAATCTTCTTCTGCTTCTTTAACTGCTTGAATTGTAAGTTTTAATCTTGTTTGCTCTTTTCTTAATTTATTAAAGTTTTTTATTACATTATCACCACCTTTTAATCTTAATTTGTTTTGTGTTTCAATTATTGTGTCAATTTCTTTAACTAATTCTTCTGCATTTTTAGATTGTAGTTTTATGCCTTTGTCTTGTAATTTTTGTCTGATTTCAGCATTTTTTTCAAATAGTTTTTGTCTTGCTTCTATTTTTTTATCTAATGCTTCAGCAGCTTTTTCTGCTTGTTCTTGTATTTCTTCCTCTCTTTTTTGTATTAATATTTTATTAATTAATGATTCATTAATTTTTTCAATAGCTTTATTTAATTCTTCATTGCTTATTTTTTCTTTATTTATATTTTTAAGAAAATCTGGATATTGTTTCTGTAGTTCAGTTATTAATGTATTTCTATCTTCTTGAGAAGTATTAACATCATTAAGCTCTGCTTGTACTCTAAACAAAGACAATCTTTCTTTTTCTAAAGATTCAGAAAGTTTTTCAGTTGGGGTAATAAAATTTAAAAGTGCAGTTGTCGCTTGAACTACACCTCTTGCAATACTGTTAAATATACCTTCTCCATCTTCAATGGAT